GATCTCAAGCGGTGCTTGCTGCCAACCTGGTAAGAAAATATCTCAATGTTCCTGTTAGTCTAGTTTCCGACAAAGAAACTATAAACGACATCAATTCGAAGTTTACACATCTTCCGTTTGATAATGTAATAGAAATTGAAAAACCAAATAATTCAAATCAGAGACGACTCTATGACCAAGAAAGCAAAGATTATAAATTATTCAACTTTATAAATGGCAATAGACATTCCGCTTATGAGTTAACACCGTATGATAGAACACTAGTCATTGACACAGATTTTCTAGTGTTTACTGATAATCTTTCAAAGTATTGGAATAGTGACGATTTTTTTATTACACCGGGAATGCTGTTGTTACAAGACGATACTACTAATCCTAAAGAACATAAGGTAGGACCATATAGCATAGATATGGTGTGGGCCACAAATATCATCTTTAGTAAAAACCATGAAACAAAATTATTCTTTGATCTCGTAGAGTTTATCAAACAAGAGTACTATTACTATTCAAACTTATACGAGTTTCATCCTGGGCAATTCCGTAATGATTTTGTATTCAGTATAGCATGTCATATAATGAGCGGACATGGAGTAGATCCATGGCATAAAGAACTACCTGTTCCTTTGTTTTTTGATGACCGATGTGAGATACTAAAAATTAAAGACTGTGGAGATATAATTTTCTTGGTAGAAAAACAAGACAAGCATATATTGGCTCGGTCCTCTCAGCAGGATGTGCACATAATGAATAAATCAAGCCTATTGAATAATCTCAATCAACTTTTAAAACTAGCCGACTATGAAAGATAAAGGATATCTATTATTTGCCATTGATAATAGTGAAGTAGATTATTCTATTTTGGCCTATGCCTGCACTCTTACGATCAAATTAACACAACCGGCCGGATATAACAACGTCACGGTTGTTACAAACTCCAAACATAAGTTTGATGATAAAATTCAAATATTTGACAATATCATAGAATATACAGGACCTATAGGAATGGATTGTAGGTCAAGAGCCTATGAACTTAGTCCCTATCAAAGAACTGTGTTGCTAGATTCAGATATGTTATTTTTAAAGCCGATGGATCACTATTGGAATCAAGTCGAACATCTCGATCTATTCATAACTACTAGTCCTCAAAATTATAAAGGAAACTCTTTCAGTTACGGACACTATAGAAAGGTGTTTGTTGATTACGATCTACCCGATGTTTATAATGCTTGGACATATTTTCAAAAGTCAAAGCAGGCTGAAGAATTTTTTGAATTAGTTAAATTGATGACTGATAATCCGGATCCGTTTATAAAAAAATTCTTGCCGGGTCTCGGTCTTAATACTATTCCAACAGACGAGGCGTTTGCGTTATCCCTATGCATATTGGGATTAGAAGATCAAGCAGTTTATTCCGAATGGGACTTTCCAAGAATTACTCACATGAAACCATTAGTGCAGGGATGGAAAGAATATCTTGTTGACTGGACTGAAAAAATAAGATTTTCTTTAGATCAGCAGGGACAGATAAAACTCGGAGTGTGGCAACAGACAGAACTATTACACTATGTTGATAAAAATATTATCACAAGCGATATTATAAAAACACTAGAGGCTGCTTATGAGTCATGATTTTTATGTCCTATATGATCTAGAAACCAGTTTCGCTACAGCCATTGGTGGTAGTCCATTTGATATAATTCCGGACGGGATGGGCAACTGCTTGGCCAGAGAAAAAGATGGATACGATTTTCTAACACATAAAAAGATATTAAGAGATTATATCGTAATAGTAGTTAACGGATATGCCGAATTTAAGTTTCGAAGTTCTAATTTAGAATTTCCTCGTAATATTCTATCTGATCAAAGTATTAGAGATTTACATCATAGGGTAGTATTTTTCGATTATCTAGATATAAGATATAATAACGACGATGGAGGACTGGTATTTGAGTTCGATCCAGAAGACCTAGATGACAAATATAAATTTAAATTTGAGTCCATGGTAAACGAAAAGAATAAGTTGTTCAATTTATATATAACATGCTATAATAACCCTAATGAATTAATTTCAAAACACACGATTGACCTATATCAATTAGCGATAGATAAAACTTATAAATTAGACTGCGCTGTCAACAAAAAAATCAGCGTATGGGGAAATAGAAAATATGATTGAACAATTAACTATATCAGAACTAGATTGTATTTTTATCAGCTACGACGAACCTAATGCTGAAAAACATTGGACTGATCTATTAGACAAATGTATGTGGGCTAAACGTGTTCACGGAGTTAAAGGATCAAATGAATGCCATCAGGCAGCAGCGGCGTTAAGTGAAACAGATTGGTTTATTACTGTAGACGCGGATAACATAGTTGACATTAAATTCTTTGATCAAATTATCGATGTTCCCGTAGGATCAAAAGCATTTAGTTGGCCTGGAGTTAACATAATCAATGGATTGCGTTACGGCAATGGTAGTTTAAAGATATGGAAGAAAGACTTTGTTCTTGGTATGAAAACACACGAAGAATCTTCTGATCCAAAAGGACAGGTAGATTTTTGTTGGGAGGACGGATATAGGCCTATGGTTCATAGTTATTCTGTTACATATCCCAATGCCAGTCCGTACCAAGCATGGAGGGCAGGGTTTCGAGAAGGCGTAAAAATGAGTTTAGTGGATGGTGTATTGCCTATTGATCCAATGCCTTCAAAATTATTTTGGCATAATCTACATAGATTAAAGGCATGGTGTAGCATCGGCGGACATGTAGAAAATGGTCATTGGGCTATTTTAGGTGCCAGGCACGGATGTTGGAAAGCTAACTGTACCGAGTGGAATTATATAGACGTCCGAGATTTTGCGTATCTCGATAATATATGGAAAGAGGTTAAGAATCTCAATGTACAAGAAGCAATTCTAGATTATGGAAAAAGATTAGAAAAAGATTTTTCATTCTCGGTGCCTTTGTTAGATGATGCTGTTAGCAAATATGTTGTTGAATTATTTCAAGATCAATATAATCAAGCCACTCAACAAATAGAATGGACGATGAGGCGCAACAGTGTTTGATATAGTATTCATATCTTATAATGAACCTAATGCCGATGCTAACTGGAAGGCATTAGTATCTCGTTTCCCCTACGCTAGACGTATAAACGGAGTTAAAGGGATACATCAAGCACACAAGACAGCAGCAAATTGTTTCGGTATTAGCGATATGTTCTGGGTAGTTGACGGAGATACAGAAGTTCTTGAAGATTTCGATTTCAAAGAGCCCGAGGGAGTATGGGATCAGTCTGCCTACGTATATAAATCACAGAATCCTATAAATGGATTAACATATGGCAATGGCGGAATAAAACTAATTCCAAGATACTATGCTTCAAAAATAACTCTCGATCTAGTTGACATGACAACTTCGATGGCCCCATTTTTCACATCAATTGATATAATCGCAGGAGTAACTAGATTTAACACAGATCCATTTAATACATGGAGGTCAGCTTTCAGAGAATGTGTAAAGTTAAGTTCTAAAATTATCGATAAGCAAGTAGATACCGAAACTGAAGAAAGATTAAATATCTGGTGTACTTTAGGAAAAGAACAGGCCTACGGGGAATGGTGTATTAAAGGATCCCATGCTGGAAGAGCATATGGAATTTCAAATATAGGAAATGTTAACGCTCTTAAAAAAATAAACGAGTTTGATTGGTTAAAAGATATATTTGATATCCAACAAATCAAATAGTCACAATGCCTTTGTGTATTATAGTCCCTTGATGCTCAACTTCAAAAGATGTATAAATCCAATGCTTTTCTCTCGATTGGAAATTTCTGATTATTTCTTCTATTGAATCATGTAAAAGAAAATTACAGGGAACACGGGCAACTTTGGCATTGCCGGAATACAGGTGAAAAATAAAATCTAATTGATTAAGTTTGCTCATGAAATTTATGCTTTCCGTATTCAACAAAAGAGTGATCAAGCTCTGTTATATCCATTTTATTCATTAATACATCAAGATCAATACTATCTTCATTTGGAGATGGTATGAATAAAAAATAGCCATCATCATCTAATAATATAGGATTTGTATCGTCAAAATAATAAAATCCAATATTTAATCTTTTACATACTCCTAAAAGTTCTGATGTTTGATTAGCCAATGTATACAAGACGTCAGTAACTGGATTTCCTTTTAATTTAATTAATTCCCAAGGCATTCCGTATTCGCCAGTTGGTGTAGAAAATTTAGTGTAATATAAAACTTGACCCTTTGGTAATCCAAATGCGTGATCATCATTTTCTAAAGATAATGTATCAAACTCTAATGGTTTAGACATTCGAATAATGTTTAATTTTTCATTTTCTGTATAAAGAGTTACAATTGAATTATAAAAATCTTGATTTCTTCTATTATCAATTATATGAAAAGTACCGTCATTTTCAAAGAAATAAGCAGCAGCCTTCTCTAAGTACCAAAATCCATTTTCGTTACTGCCCCATACTTTAAAAGATTGAGATTCGGATGGAAGATTATTGGTGATTAGCGAATTAAACGCAGTTAATGTATCTACCGTGAAGGTATTAATCTTTTCAAGTAAAAATTGTTTCATGATCATTTATTTAGTCTAGTTTATTTTTGTATCATTATGTACCTAGTTAAATATGTTCATGGACATACCTTGGGAAAACATAATTCAATTTGGACAACGAACTATGTTAGATTTTCCTTTGTTTTCTACAAGTTGGATATTGGGTAGATTCTGTAACTACAAATGCAGTTATTGCTGGCCGTATGCCCGAGCAGATATTCCGGACTATCAGCCGATTGAACTATATAAATCTACAATAGACAAAATCAAAGAGCAAGCACAGCTCAACGGTTTTAATAGGTTCCACTGGAGTTTCAGTGGCGGAGAACCAACTGCCTATAAACAGTTAAATGATTTAGTTAAACATCTAGACGATGGGTTAACTTATCAAACTATACATATGACTACTAACTTGAGTCCTGGAAGCAAGTGGTGGAATACCTGGTGTCAGAACACTGCTTTGCTACAGCGAAGAAGCATTACCGCTAGTTTCCACGACGAATTTGCCAAAGAACAAGAGTTTGGTGATAAGTGTCTACAGTTACAATATGAGCTGGTACACGTTACTATTAACCAAGTTATGGTTCCAGAAAAGTTTTACGAGTTGTATGAACGCTGTGAGCGATTCCACAAGCGTGGTATTAACGTAACACTCAAACCTCAGAGTGATTCAACTGCTAGTCGTATAGTTGATGGTTATACTGATGATATGATTAACTTGATGAGAACAGGTTTCCCTCAGAGGTCCAACGGAGAAGAAATTTATCAAATTGCTCTAAATGATAAGGATGGCAACGAATATCTTTTTGATCAGGCAGAACGATTCAATGCGTTTGGATTTAATCAATTTAAAGATTGGACTTGTAGAAGTGGTTATCAGAGTGTTATAATAAGAGGGAATGAGATAAAAAGAGGATACAGTTGTCACGATGTTTCGTTAGGTACATTAGACAACTTTCAATTGTTTAAAGAACCTAAGTTATGTGTTACTCAAACTTGTATAAGCTCAGCAGATAGTAAGATACCAAAATGCAAATAGATACCGATCATCTACATTATTGGATGCAGGCTATTCGTCAGAGCCCCGATCCCATACGTACACTAGATGCTTTTTGGTCCGGTCAGCTCAAGAGTAAAGAATGGTTAATTAGCAGTTTACGTCCACATGTTAAGAATTTTGTAACTATTGATATTCATGGGGGATGGGTGGGTGTATTAGCCAGTATGTTGTTCCAGAGTGTTATTCCTGTAAAGACCATTAGGAGCATCGATCTAGATCCTACTTGCGAACCCATTGCCACTATGATGAACAAAAAAGAGGAGATGGTTAATAGATTCTCTGCTGTTACGTCTGATATGTGTGATATTACAAGCGATGCCGATATTGTTATTAATACCAGTTGCGAACATATATCACAAGAGCAATACAATTTATGGCTGAGTAAGGTATCCAGTACTAGCCTAGTTGTTTTACAAAGCAACAATTATAATATACCCGAGCATATTCGTATAGCAGATAACTTAGAACATTTTAAAACACAATGCGATATCAAAGTATTATGGGCAGGAGAACTTGCGTTACCTCTATATAC